ATGTTAACTCAAGAACTTCCTTACACTTTACCTGAGCTATATAGAGGTCCAAACGAATGGTATGTCCATTACAGCTACTTGAATCCGGAAACTCTCAAATTTGAACGTTTCAAGGAGTCATGGGGATTAAACAAGAAGAAAAATCTTGCCATCCGTGAAAAGATAGCTCAAGAAATTATCGATGTTATTACTAACGCCTTAAAATCCGGATTCAACCCTATTGAAGGAATAAAAAAGCCTGTAAATCCGGAAACTGAAATTGCTAACCTACAATCAACATCCGCTCTTACTCACATTCAAGGAATTGTAAATGATTGGGCTAAAACTGAATCCAAGAGTGCAAATACAACATATAGGACCATGTTAAGCCGATTCAGAAAATATCTCAATCACAGCAATCAGACTTATATCCAGATTGATGAAGTAACAGTCGATGTCGCTGAAAGTTTCCGAGATTATCTTATGCAAATAAAAAAAAATGGCCCCAAAACGGTGAACACCTCCATTTCCCATATTGGCCTGTTTTGGGATGAATTGAAGAAACGAAAATTAACAAAAGAAAATCCCTTTAGGTTAGTAAAGTATGTTACTGATAAGGATTACAAGGGAATCGAAATTGATTTAGATTCGGAGGAATACGACTTCATACCACTGACTACAGAAGAGTTTGAAAAAGTACTGACGCACTTTGCTAGCTTCAAAAGGCATTACCTCCGTTTTTTTGGTATGATATATTGGGAATTTATGCGTCCGGTAGAAATAACAAGGTTACGAGTAAAAGACATTGATCTGAAAGGAGGACTAGTACGGATAAGCAAGCCCGATGCAAAAAATAAATCAGCAGCCTTTATTCAGATACTGGCACCAATGGCAACGCTTCTTCATGAAATGGAGCTTCACAAATATCCACCTGACTATTTTCTTTTTACGGGAAAGCGGCTGCTACCTGGCAGTAAGCAAAAAGATCCGGAAGAAGCACGTTTTAGCTGGAATAGGGTTGTTAAAGAAGGCTTAGGAATTGACAAAAAACCATATGCGTTAAAGCATACAGGTAATATTGCATACATAATTAACAATAAAGGAAATGTAGATAGGGAGTGGATGCAAAGACAGAATAGGCATAAAACAAGGGCGCAGACAGACAAATATATCGAACGATTGAATATTTATACCATTGACGAAACACAATATAATTTTACACAATTACCTACACTACTTGAATCAAATAAGAAAGCCGGATAGTTATATCCGGCTTTCCTGAAGCTAATCCCGCCTGGGAACCGACGCTACAACAACCTTAGCGAACTCGATAATTTGATTACTCGTAGGGCTTTCATACTGGTTCATCAACACAGCTTTTGATGCTTCAAAGTACATCGTTAGTTCATCCAAATTGATTGGTGCGTCGGGGTAATTTTTCCGGAACTCTAACAAAACAACACTATTCATATTTTGAGGGTTTTTAATCCCTGTGTATGGACCAGAGAAGGTTAACAACTCCATCAAAATATCGATTGAAAACGCAGTCTATTTGCGGAGCATGAAATTCGTAATATGAAAAAGTAGTTTTTACAAAATTAAAGGTAACAGCCATACGAGTCTACATCTCTAGATTGATAGTTGAAGCCTATTATGATACATTGCAGCCTCTAAAAAGAGGCTGCATATAATAGACCTATACCTAATTGAAATTTTAGGTTGTTACTCTTTATGGTACACAAACAATAATTGCTAGGTACTACTGAAAGCAATGCATTTCTCAGTTTTTTTAGGGATTCTAGCATTTGGGGATTCTACCAATTATCATTTCCTGAGAAAGCTTTCTTCCCCGCCATTGTTTGTTTTAGTTCATTAATAAACAGGTTTATATTTTGGTCTGTCTGTACCTTTAGTCGCTTCCATGATTTCAGTGGAAGATTAAGGCGCCCACAGTCCGGCACTTCATTTGTCAATAAGCCGCCGGAATCATGAATAGTACTGTTTGCTGATTGCTTATGAATCAAATCCGTTACAGAATACTTATATCTCCCTTCACGACACTGAACAGTGAATTTGAAAGCGACAAAGCCTCCCTGTGTTTTATTAAAGGGATTCGAGTAAAAACGTGGGAGATTGCCCTTCGTTACCACGGTAAAGGTTGTAGGATCTTCCAGCTGAGTCACGTCTGTCGCCGACTTGAATGCGTTCGCAACAAATAATCGGGCGCGGCTGTACAGTTGTTGTTCAGATGCCGAATCTACCGCAATCACGTTTGTGTATTCTATATTTCCTGCGTCATTTTTAGGAAACGTAATCTCCTGGGCTTTCACTGATAATGACGCAGCGGCTAACAATACAAATATCAAATATTTCATATGTAAATAGGTTATACGCTAAAATAATAAAGTTGGTCCTAATTTTAGCACTATGAAAAAAGTGTGTTTTGAAGCAGTTGTTGGTGAGCAACGCTATGATGTTGAACTATCCGAGGTAAGCGGTACAGCGGGTTTAGTACATTTAACTATAAACGGACACTGGCTAGGCCAATTTGACAAAAGGGCCGCAGGGTGGGTATATCTTCCCCAAAAGCGGACTGCGCTAACCACTGATGATATCCAAATCCTTATCCGGGTGATCGAAGAAATGGCCACTCCTGGATAAAAGCGGCATTCATTTATCCCTATACCTTCCCAAAATACACAAAGCCGATAAGGAAGGTACTATCATAAAAAAAGTGCAGGTGAATCACCTGCACTTTCATAATAGAATAAACAAACGATGTAATCTCAAATAATGCCTTTGTCCTTCATTCGCATTTGATGTTTTGCTAACAATTTTTCAGCAGAATCCTTATCATATTCATTAGAGAGACTTTGCCAATCTTGTCTAAGTACCAATGCTATTCTGGCAAGCTCTTCGGATTTAGTTAAAATTTCATCCAACTCTTTTTTCTCCGGCTCTGAGATTCTACCAGATAATTCAAGTGCCATCAAATTATAAAATCTCTCCATAGAACATTAATTTGAAAATTTAAAAAATAGTGGCAATCTACTAATTATTATCCTCCTATAGGATTTGAGTGCCAATCAACCCTGACACTGACAGAATGATTGAGTCCCCATTGAACTTGAACATCTCCATTCCATCCCCCGCCAGAAACACTAAAAGTTAGCTGTTTCCAAATTGGACTATTTTCATAAAACGTCCAAACACCGGTGGTGTGAGTTGTAGTAACTAAACCAGCACCGCTACCAGCATATATTTGGTAACAGCCAGGAAAATCAAAATTGGGACTAATTTGTAATTGTGCTGATGATGGACCTCCAGGGAAAGATGCAAATGAAGTCATAAATGTACCATCGAACTCGTCATTAAAAACATTGACAGTCGTCACAGTTGCCTGGGCACTTGCAGAAATAGAAAATGTCAACAAGCAAAATAAAGTTGAAAATAAAAGGGCTAATTTTTTCATTGGACTTAATTTTATTGTTTAAAAAAAATCTTAATGTAAAACAAGAAACTCGGGCGTAGATTACCACTATTTCACATTTGTTGAATAAAAGTATATTTTAAAATTTGTATCTGTGATTAACTTGTTGTTAAGGTCCAGTCATGATTACTTCATTGCTTTATCATAAGATAAGTTTGCGGCCCCAAATAGCCCTACCATGGATTTAATCTGAACAAAGCATATATTCAGTGCATAGTATGAATACAATATGTATCCATATGATTATCATAAACATATGGGTAAGTTTCAAGTAAACATAGAGACAAAGAGCCAACGGTACCGCGGCTTCCCTAACGGTGATATGCTACGTTATTGCCATTTTTCAAGCTCTAATGACAGGGCGCACCTCGGTGCGCTATACACTACGATCCACAGCGCGCTATACACAGAAGCGCCCCGAAAGTCATACAGGAGCCATCGGGGCGCATACAACGGTGATAAGGTAGGTACTATAGGTATCCGGATGAAAACTCACCGGTACCAGTATGCAGGGGGATTAAGTTCAACTCCATGACGGCCCACAGAATCATATCAGCGCAATCGCTGAAATGTGTAGCATATTGTTGGGGATACTTGGGGTATCGGCTAACATCTTCGTGCTTCTTATCCTTCTTTGTTTTCCCCCTCTCTGTGATGGCTTTCGCCCGCTCCATACTTACGATACATTCGTTACCTGCGAGGCTGTTATGCCGTATGGCCAGCCGATCAGCTGACGGCTGCACCTCGTACATTGCTTTAATCTTCTCGTACTTAATATCATGCTCCGGAGCCTTACCCATATAAATATCGAATACTATCCAGCCCTCGCTTTCCAGTACCTCTTTCACAACGGTATAGAATGGCTTCTGTAGCGCATTCCGACCGATGGCTGTATGATCATACACATAATAGACAACCTTATTCTTAAAATGTTTGTGTCTTTCTGCCCATAACTTACAGGCATCAATCAGGCTTAAAGGTTGTAGTACAAACGTACTGCGTGCCATGTTAAGTGTTAGGTATTGTTCAGTAGGCAGTTGTGCTATCTGTGCTGTTACGATAGGGGAAATACTGGCCTGATAATCAGGGGCAATTATAAGCGGTTTAAATATATCAAGATCTTTGGTAGACGCATACTTATGCCCGTCAGTGAGTGTAGGATAAAAACAGTTTTTCGTTTTCTTAGGATCATGGTTGCGAATAGCTACATCGAACTCCTCTGGCTCCAGCTCCGCCTTTTGTGATGAAATATAATCCGGTCCGAGAATATCCACGTTATCTTCTGCGCTGGCTTCAGAGTAGAAGAACAATTTTTTCCTGATAGGATTGATTACCTTTTCAATATCCCGGATATCCCTATTGGCTTTTTCCTGCTCTGCTTCCGTAAGATCGGCGTATGTTGTACGTATCCGGTTTATTTCCAGCTGCAGATCTAACACCAGGTTAACCGCTTCTGGATTCATCTTCTGTTTTTCGTCCAGTATCCATTGTACGTCTGCGATATCTTCCATCCATTTATCGGTGGCAAACAGATACCCGCAATATTCTGGCAGATGGCCGAACTCCTGCGCCAGGCCGCGTAGGGTTTTCAGTATTTCGTTCAACTGCTCCTTCTTCCAAAATTTGGATTCATCACCCATCAGCCATTGGAGTGATAAACCGTTACCAGCTGCCTTTACAGCCAATGAAAGCAAATGGATAGCCGTACCATTATACCAGCTGATAATGTTATCCCATTTCATCGGTGGAATTATTGGCGTATCCCATCCAGATAGAGGTTTGCCAAGCCGCCAGTGCTTTTCCTGATAATATCCAAGCTGCTCCCAAACGCTCACAACACCCGGTAAGGTTCTGTCAAATATTTGCTCATAGTCCTTTCCAATAAAACCACCTTTCGCCCGTGGCATCTTATGTACCAGGTCTAACGATTTTGGGCCGATCACACCGGTAGTCTTACCTGTGCCTCGCGCCCAAACAAGATGCGTTTTATTCGCGTTTACCGCCGCAACAATAGCCTGCGGGGTGTTGAGGCTAAAGTTTTTCTCTATCATCTAATTCGGGAATTTGAAGGTCAGGGGCTTCCATTTGCTGAAGGAATTGTCTACCCTTTAGCAGGGCTGCTTTAAGGTCTATGGCTGGCCTATTTATAGTAGTGGCAACTATGTTATAGTTAATAACTGCGGGTGCAATATCTTTAATAGAACTCTCCGTGGGCAGTAAATCAATGGCCTTGTTTTTCAGCTTGTGAAGTTCCATCAACATGCTGTCGTTACCCGATTCCCTTGCCTTTACCATGTCGGCTATTATCTCATCCAAGTGCAAGGAAGCCATGTAGGTACGATCATACACCTTTATGGCTCCAAAAACAATTTGGGCATCGTGCATTATTACCTGTGCGCTGGCTTCTGAAATGCTGTAACACTTTGCCAGCAGACGTATCATTTGGAACGTACCATACTTACGTGACTGGAAAAGGTGATGGGCCATGATTACCTTATTGAGCAGATCTTCTTCCTTATCATTTAGGTAAACAGTACCTTCCTGGGAGGTTAGGTATGATTTTATTTTTTCCAGCGTTTGGTCGCCATGTCGCTTACTCATTTTCTGTGTTTTTCTGGTCCTTAATTGATTGTTTCGTCTGCTGCCATTCAGCCTCCCATTTTGCAAGTAGCTGCTGATATTTAACGTTGCCGGGGTATTTATTAAGCAGGCTCCTGTAGCGCCGGGCATTACCATTGGCTTTAGATCGGTGATACTTTAAATCATGTTCGCTGTTTATCTGGCTGCTGCCATCATCGGGCAAATGCCCATGTTGCCTATAGTACTGCTCCCGCTCCCACACGGCTGATATTTCCCGCCGATATTGCAAAATCCGATGCGCAGCAATGCCTCTTTCCCGGTCGCTTGTATACCGGGAAAGATTATAACGCAGGGCGTCTTTCTGCTTATGTAAAAGCACTTTTTCCTCATGTATTTTTGATAGAACGGGATCCGTTATCTCTACAGCGGCGGGTGGTTCAGCTGTGGTCATTTCCGTATCAACCGGATCTTCTTTTTCCGATGGTGTAACCATGTCGGTCAGCTCTTTAAGCAGTCGAGTTTCCCGGTACGGTGTACACCCGGATGAAAAAAACGACTTTAAATCATCGCTGGTGCCGTACCTACTATAAAGCGCTACCCCTGCTTGGTAGTTTTTTGCACCGTTTAGCCAAATGCGTATCACTTCATTCATGCTACGAATTTGGTGCAAAGCGTAGCCGTGGAAAAGGACAGGACACGGAAAAGCCCCGCAAAGCGAGGCTTTAAATTATAAATAAAATAATATGTTTTAATTGTACGACAATGCCCAGGTTTGACCTGGTGCTTTGACAAACTCCAGCTGTGCCACCGGTGAAGATACCCCCCATATTCGTATGGTTGTAATATAGCCAAAACTGGAACCGGGCGTATCATCTGAAGATTGCTGTGTAACACTGGTGGTACCGGGAGGAAAGGTCATGTTTGTTGATCCACCAGGATATGGTATAAAGCCTCTGCAGGTTTCTTCCCCTATACTGGTATTAACCGTACACTGGCCAAATTCAAAGCTCCATGCTTCCATAAAATCTGCTGGCGCCTGATCAGCCACGGCTGTAAGTACCATTTTGTTATGCGGCGCGTTTCCATCCGTTAACGTTGCGCTTAAAGTTATCGTTACCTTTTTAACCGGTATTAAATAGCTTGCGGATGCAGCACCACTTGCATTAGGATAAATGCCACATAATGGCGTTATTACAATGGTATGGTTACCTGGTGGCGCCGCGATGATGAATGGATGGCTATAAATAGTTATTGGCGCCGCGCCATCAATAGAATACTGCCAGCTATTTGCGCCTGGTGTTGACTCCACAAAGTTCACATTTGCAATTCCGCCACTAGCATAGTTTACTGTAACATTTTCGACTGCGGCCACACATTGCCAAACTGCGGGTTTTTCTGTTGTTACCCGGAGCGCTTTTACCGTTACGGCGCCAGCATCATCTCCACTGTATGTGAGGAAAGGGCTACCAGTATTTAATTGCGTTGGCAAATAAATAACACTGCGAATGAGAATTATATCAGTCCAGCTTAGGCTCATGTATTCCACCATCGACAAATTGAGTACGAATGTAACCACTTCAAACGATCCTAACGTTTTTAACCAGCGCTCCCAAAATCTGCTGATAACACCATCGGAAGCGTTTGGAGATAAGCTATAGTTGCCTACTTTTTGGCCTCTGCTGTTGTAGTTGTGGCTGCTGGCAAAAGGATACAGTTTATCTGATGCGGCAACATCTGGTTGCATTCCATGATAAAAAAGTATTCGCATCTCCCAGGTGCTGTACTCTCCAGTTTTTCCATACCAGTTACCGGTTTGGTTAACGGTGGGGAGTAGTGCCTGTATGTATGAGCCGTCCGGCATTCGCCGCCAATCCTTTAATCGTTGGCTCACGGGTGTAATTGCGGTTTCTATACTTTCAGTAACACCGGACGGCTCATAATCGTAAATGTTATCTCCTAAAAATTCCCACCGGTAAACCTTATCATCTTCATTATATCGGCAAATGTACCACCAGTTCAAAGTGCTAACCAGAGCAGCTTTGCCATTATTAAAAAGGGATGCAGGTTCCAGATCAGCAACAGTTGGTACATCCGGCCTACGTTCGATCTTTGACAAATCCGGCTTGCTTATGGTAGTATCGGCGCCATCAAAATTAAGTTTAAGACCATACACCTTTTGCTGCTTTGCAAATTCTGATTTCAATACAGGACCACACTTGTTTGTAAAATCCTTTCTTGAAGATTGAGCCAGCAACCTCGCCAAAGGCACAAGCGTGCAGTGCTTCCGGATAACATCAAACTGGTATGACCATCCAAAGAAATTGGCTGCGGCTATCAAAAAACGTGTTACCGAATAGTCTTTAGGTACATGGTTTTTCAGATCGAATTGCACAGGATCAAACACCACGGCCTGCGTGTTATCGGTATTCCAGACGCCCCAATAAATGGACTGATAGTTAAGCAATATGATCTTGTTAAAATCCGGGTCATCTAATATTTCACCGGAAATTGTAAAGCCAAAATGACTAAAGCATTTTACCAGCAGAAATTTAAAATACATAAAGGGTACAAGCCGCAGCTCGGACCATGAAAAAAAACTCAGCGTCAACGTACCATCTATGACCTGTATAGGGTTCATGCAGTTGTATAACGGATCATATATAGGAAATTCCTGATCAGGATTAGGCGGTAAAAAATTATCGTTGGATACTGGTGCAAACACATAATCAAAACCCGCCTGCGTACCACTCCACGTGGCCTTAACATGATCAACAAAATTGCTTATCTGCCTAAGACCGCCCAGGTTCAGGTCCGATAATCTTACTTTCGCAGCTCTCGTATAAAAATCAGATATCGATAATAGAAAATAAATGCTGATATTTCCGCGTTCCGTGCTGATAAGATTGGTCTGCGTGTTCTCAACAACTAAGGTGCCACGATACATGAAAATTCCATGTTCATAATATTGTGCTTCTACCTTTACATCGGTCGCCGTCTTTTCCTTTCCTGGCTCTGTAATAAACCCCAGGGCAATTATATTGTTCTCTGTAGGAGGAATTGTTAGCGGTAGCATGAGTTCTCCTAATACGGTGTCACCTAAAAGCAGTGGAGTATTCCGTTCCATGCTCGTAGTAGCACCTGGTGGAATATCCAAAAAACGTCCATTAACGAAGATTCCTATCATACTAAAAATTTTGGCCGTCCGGCGTCCAGCTGATATTATTAAATCCTGTTTGAAATTCTATGGTTAGTGAGAATAGGTCATCACTGGATTTCGGTAACGGGATTTTCCCGGAAGTCAAAACCAGCGGTAACCATCTACCTGATAACACCCTATAGATACCACGCGAAGCAAAAATGTCGAGGTAACCATCATACTCTCTTCTACTTACAAAACCACTATTTCCGGTCCAGATACCCGTTAGGTTGATACTGCTGTTAAGCAGTCGGGGCATCACCTGGCTGTTATTAGTACCATTTGTGACTCTTTCCGTTATGACTGCCTCCCGTGATAGTCCTGGTTCACTTACGCCCAACAGCCGGATACTATCCATTCCGCCCAGACTATTGATATAGTTTAACTGAATGGGATTATAAGATGGTCGATTATCTATTTCATAACGAAAAGGCGCCGCAAGTATGGTACTTCCAGCCATTACAGATACTTCGTAATAATAGATTGTTTTCCCTGTAGGTGCTGTTAATGCCAGTTGCTCCACTCCTGTTGGTATCTGGTACACATGATATTTTTTCCCAATAGGGAAAACTAAAGGCTGTGAAGTTGTTTCCGTGGCATCAGTATAAACTACACGTACCTTTAGGCTGATGCCACTGGTAGCAGCTACCATGTGGAGGTAATACAGGTACATCCGCTCACCTGAACCACAAAGCCGTCCGGACACCTGCCAGGTTAAAAACGCTTTTGTAGTCGTCAGATAGCCAGAAAAAAAATTACTGCCGCTCCAGCGTTCGTATGTAGTTCCTCCCTTTATAACATTGCGAATATTACCATTATCGCTTAACCATGCCGGAGCAGGCGTCGCGGTGGTAATTTCCCGGTAGTCCACATAAAAACGCCCTACCTGACTGTCCATATCGGTAATGGCCTCCGCCGCAAGGGATGGAAGCGAGTACGTAAGCAGGCTGTTGATGATATCCCCTGCATACAATGACATGTTCCCAGAGGCATCGGGATAAAGGGGCTGCGTGTAGATTTTTGTAAAATCAGACCCCGCGCCAGAACAAAAATAAATGGCTACTTCGATCATTAAACCTTCCGTGGTTAGCGGTTGGTCGGTATGAAAGGTATATATGATCGGATCACGCGAAAAACAAATTTCGCCGGGCCGGCTTGTTACCAAAAGCATCTTATTTCCATTTTACAGGGTTATAATTTAAATCCGCGGCGCTTACCACAAATTCCAGTTCCACCTTCCAGCCGTGAAAATTATTCAACATCGGCCCTGCCTGATCCCACACAGCTTTGCCTATATCAAAATCTTTAAATGGCCCGCATGTTCCGGTGGAAAGAAAGTCCTCCTGATATTTAGATAAAAAATCCATCATCACGCCGCCCGTTAATTCCAGCGTATCTTCCAGATCATCATAAGTTTCCCGTACGCTGGACAGGAAATACACCGCCGTCTTGATGCTTTTACGAAATGCCAGATCTTGCCCGATCAGTTTTCCGCGCAGCCCGGAAAGTACTACACAAGGGCTGTGTAAATTATACTGCTGTGCGCCTTCTGCTTCCTCCTGGTTGTTATCCCGGAAAAATGATTTTCGGCGCAGCCCTGACTGTTGCTGGCTTAACCCATTATGTAATACCAGATAATGGCGCTCTGCCAGCTGCTGGTTATACTCTCTCCACGCTTTCACCATAATGACTGAAATTTACTTTTTGAAAATATTCTCCTGTTGGGCTTTCAGCGCAGCCGCTTCCTCCAGCAAAAATTCTAATTCCAGCAGCAGGGTATGGATTGGGATCTGTTCCACTTTCTCCATATCACCGTACTTGCCATCACCTGCAACGCCGCGGAAAACGCCGAACCATCCCGCAGAAATATTGGAAACATGATCCGACTGGTGATTAAATACATTTTTGTAATCTTTCTCCAGCCGCCTGCGCCATGATTCGTACTGAAAAATAATTGCCAGCATGGCCCCGCGGGATAGCCTGCTGATATAACGACAATAAAACGCCGTGGTATTGGCATTGAACTTTTCCCTGCGGTCACCATCAGGATCTTTTTCAACATCATACTTTTGCTTCACGGGCCTGTAGAGTACTGCCAAAAACATAAACAGCACCTCGTCTGCTCCTGTATCTTTCCACTCCTGGTAGTGCATATCTGCAAAATGGAACTCGGCTGCTGTCATATTCTCAAAACCCGCCGCGGGGCCGTAGAGCTTCTTTCCCACCTTGATGAACGGAACAAGTTGGCGGGTAAGCTGCATATCTTCCTGAAAGTCGCGTACCAGGTGCATGATACCGGTGAGCTGATCAGCGGGAATTTTACAGATAAAGCGGGCAGATACCTGCAGCAATACCTGCAGGATTTTTAAATCCGAAAGATCCTGCGGCTGGCTAACAAGCAAAATCTCAATGATATCTAAAAACTGCCTGCTGGTTAGCTCATCCCAACTTTCGGCAACATCATAGCTGCGACCTTTGTAAATAACTGTTACCATATGTTTAAAAAGAAAAAAAGCTGTTATAGGTTTCGTTGTCCGGTATTTCTATCTTATTTGGATCGGCATAGTAGCTGCTATTGTAATACAATGGAAACAATACTGGTGAGGCATTTTTATTGAGAAGCGCCTGCAAGTCACTAAGGTATTTTTGCCCAATAAGCTCAACATGATCCCGCATCATTTCCAGCCGCTTTAATTCTGCGGTTTGCTGGTTACCCTGGTATTTTTCCGGATCGGATAACAATACCGTAAAGCCCAGGTTAGTGAAACTTACACCCATCCTGGAACATGCCTGAAATACCGAAAAATGACAGATAGCTGTTTTAACTAACCGCAACGCTTCTTTCTCCAGTTCCGTTGGTGCCGTTAATCCCTTTAAATAAGCCGCAAAAATCGCCCCGATGGTACTATGGACATAAAGGTCCTCCACAGTAGAAATAACGGGTAATAGGTACAGGAAAATCGCGCGAGGATGGTGTAACCGGTAATACTCGCTGAACTCTTTTCCCGTTTTTATAAAATACCGGGAATAGGATTCATAGGCCGTACTATTTTTCCACAGTGGGTAATCATCCGCCCGCGTTTCCAAAAACTCCAGCAGGCTATCTATGGCCTCCATACCGTTATCTTCCAGCGTCTGCTTAACTTCCTGATAATCCCATTTAAAAACAGGGCTTTCAGGTGATCCCTGTTTACGTAAACCGGTATCCGTTATGCGGGTGTTTATCAGGGGAAGTTCTAGCAGATAAGCAAGCGGGGTAAGTGCTGCCTGTACATAATCCAGTAATGCTTTATTTGCTTCCGTTAAACTATCTCCGTTGTACTCATCAGCCAGCTGCTGGTATAGCTCTTTTCCTAAAACCGGAGCTATATATCGCTTCTCCGCTTTCATTACATTGGGTATTGCCATTTCTTCCCTGTCTGAAAAGTCAACCCGTAGCCATTGTTTCACTTCGGTAATAGTGCGTAAAAGTGCCATCAGTTAAGCGTTTATTGGTGCAGCATTTTTACCGCTGTCCAGTGTGGTTAAATAATGATTGGGGAAACGGAAGGTTAAGCCAGGCCATTTTTTTGCCCAACCGTTGATCGTTGCAACAACCATCAGCGGTTTAACTACAAAACTGCGTTCCAGTTCCCTGATAAGCAGCTGTGCTAAAAATGCCTCCCTGATATTTGATCCGCCCTTCCCACCGGAATACATGCCACCGGGCATGTCCACGCCCAACAGGGAGGGGTTAAGTATAAGCGTAAACAGCAATTCAGAATTGGCAGCAGCGGAGTCCGGCAGCAACTTTCCGTCTTTTATTTTATCGTCTAGGGCGGTTACCTGTATGAACGGAATGGTTTTATCGCTGTCAGGTACGGAGCGGCTACCACTGATAAGACTCTTATATGCGTTCTGATTACCAGATAAGAAGTCGTCCAGCTCTCGCATAGCCTGCTTTCGGTAAGCTGCTTTTTGAGCATCCGTAAAACCGCCCCAACCCGGCCAACGGGTAGACCAGTACTGATTGTCAATTGTGATAAAATACTTAATGGTCATTTGGTTATTGAACATAACGGCTTTCATCTCCGGTACCTTCATCGCAATATTGGCCCACTGCCGACCACTCCACCACGGAGCATCTACATAGTAGTCCGAATCGAAAAGCGGGTAATTGCTGCTGATGGCAAATTCGACGGGGAGCGTTTTTAACGTACCATCATCCTCTAATAAATCCAGCAATGGCGCGTCACGATCCATCAGCGGAATACGTTTTACAATATCATTATCCCAGGAGGTAGCGCCAGATCCCCAGCGGTTGCTCAGGTACAGATATTCAATCTTTCCGTTTGTGTCATATCTGCCAAACCTGCATTTGGATGGATCTGTTCTTTTCAGGCGGTTAATCTTACTCTTGTCGCCGTTGGTTATCAGCTGGCTAAAACAGTGTCCGGATTTGATTACATCCATAATCGTAGCATAACAGAAAGCACCAATGTTGTTGTTCGTTAACCAGGTAGTTATCTCCGGATCATCCACGGTTTTTAGTTCCTCTTTCCCTTCTCCATCTCTGGAAATTACCTGCATAGGTAAAACACCCTGACCCATCGCAATTCGGGCAATAATATCTATGCCGCCGCTCAATACACCGGTGTTTTTGAAATATGCTGCATACTCTGAAGGACGGCGGTTACTCTCTCCCCAACTTGCCCATACTTTGCCCGCGCCATTGTTTTTATCTTTCGGGGCTGGCTCTGTAAACTTCTTTGCCGAATCCGTTTTTATAGCTACTACAGACCCCGACCGGCTTAATACAGCTGTGCTTTCGTGTGAGAATACTTTCATAAAACTTTTTTTCCGTTGTATTCTGTTACCAGATCAATATGCACCTTACGCAGGGTGCTGTCTTTTAATAAAATGTTGCGGGTAAAATGGGCGCTGTGGTTGGGTCTTTTAGAGGACTTGCCTGTAAGACTGGCATTGTTCATAACGCTGGCGGTAACCCGCGAACCGTCGGCAAGGTTGTAACCGGAAAGAATGGCACTGGCGATTTTCACTAATTTTCCGCCAGTGCCTTTCTTCGTATCTGCTGTAACATACGTAAGCGAAAATGGGCGGCCTTTTCCCATATCCTCCAGCATTTGTTTTATGGTGATGCTTTCTGCTGTCATGACACAAAAATGCCTGGTAAATACCGGGCATTAAAGGACAGGCTAAGGCTGAAATGTCGAATTGCTACGGATTGTTTCCAGCCGCTGTTGTTCGTTATTTATCTGATTGACGGAAGCAATAGCAGTAATACCATTTGCTAACTGATCTTTAAGTTGCAATAGTACCTGCATGTTCTGTGTTAGCAAGATTTGTAGCTGTGGATCAGTACTTACCCCGTTGGCATCGTTATGCCTGGGTTTCTGCCTGGTGTCATTTGCGAACACCCCACCAGTGGCATATGTCCGCAAGTTGGATATAGTGGAGGTAACCGCACCAAAATTAACCGGCTTTGGTGTAAAACTCATCCACGAAGGCTTCACACTGGCACCACGTTCCCAATTAACACCACCGTGCATAGAATTAAACATGCTCGCAATCTGTGAGATTGTACCAGTAGCGGTGTACTGTGTGCCATCTGACATGGCAGACCGTTTCAATATCCCCTCACCACCTTCTACATAAGCAACAGGATGACCGGTTTCAGGGTTATAAACAGGAAGGCCGTTAGAAGGGCTGTCATGAGTAGGACCGGTCAACTTACCACCCTTACCATATTCCGGAGCTTTCTGTGCGGCGATGATCCCAATCTGTGCAGCACCCATCGCAGCGGCTGCTGCAGCTAATATCTGACCAATGATCGGCCCTGCGGTTAGCATTTGTACAACCGCCTGGGCTGTACCCATTATCGCCTTTGTGATATTGGCTACCTTGTCTCGCTCAAATTGCTTCTTTTTAAGGGCGCGTTCCTTTGCCTGTTGGGCATTATCCAGCGCCTCTACTTTTCGCGCATAATCCTCCTGTGAAATGATCTTAGCATCCAGCTGACGTTTATATTCCTGCTTCTTCTTATCGTTAAGTTCCTTATCAGCGGCTAGTTCTGCGTCCTCCCTCATCTTTTGAACGCTGGACCATTGCTCATAAACAGATAATACACTGCTTAGGTATTGCGTGTATTGCTCAACTTTCTGCGCATAATAGTCCGTCGTGGCATCCCAATCCTTTTGTTGGTAATCAGCTTCTATTTTGGCCCGCTCATTTGTTGTAAGGTTAATATTGTCCAGTTCCTGCTTACGCTGGGCTGCCAGTAAGGCTTTACGGGCTTCATACTGCTTTCTTCCACGTACATTCATTGCAGCTAGTTCCGCAGCAGCTACATCATCCTGATTTCTGCGGGCGTTGTCTTTTGCAAACTTGTCGATATCTGCCATCAACCGGGCTGTGGTGTCGGACTGCCCCCTTTTAATCCGTGCTTGTGGGGTATCTGACAAAAGATCACGACTCCTCCCATACTGTGATGCCAGATCCGCAAAGTGTTTTTGATAAATCAGGGATCGTTCTTGCAGCTGCGTTTCATCCAGCTTTTTTGTGTCAAGACCGTACATGACCAACTGAGCATACAATTCCTTGTACCGAGTTTCTGATTCAAAGATTTCCCGCTCGTATCCGGAGAGCTTTTGTGCGGTCACTTTGTTAACGTATTCTTCCAGCTGTTTTGCCGCACGTTTCCTCGACTCATCCGTTTTCTTATCGGTGGTAACAGCTGATTCTGCAACTTTCTTATCGCCGTCAATCAGTTTAGTTTGTTCTTTCAGATACTCGCCCGTATCCAGTTCCAGTTGGCGTTTCAGCCCCATCTGCTGGCCTCTTAGCTCCTTGAATCTTGCAATCACTTTATTTACTTCTTCCTCGGTTGCTTTATACTCACTAACGGATGCAGTGCCACCAATACCAACAGATAAAGATGTAGTCTTAAAAGTGCCAGTTTTATTTATCTGATCAATGCGCTCCTGCATAGAAGCCAGTTCCTTTTCGTTTTCTGCAATAGATTTCTTGGTGGCCTCTATACGATCCTTATTTATGATTTTTAGCCGCTCCTTCTCTGCTGCAATATGTTCCCGGACGCGATCAGTAGAAATTTTAATAGCATTACCGTAGTTATCAAATTCAGTAGTGGCGCTGGGCATCTGCTGGGTGATGCTGTCGATAATGGTTTTTAATTCTGACTGTTCCTTCTTTGATAATTTTGTTTCACCACCCAGCTTCGTTGCTTTGGCTGTAAGTTCATCATAACGATTAAGAAGCGGCACCATACCACTTTCAAGGCTTTCAATGGTGCGGTTTAGCTCAACCATTTCGATGCTTATTTCATCGAGTCCGCGTGGCTTTGTAAGTTCAACCAGGGAAGCGATAAAACTGGTAAGTGCGGATTTTGCAGAGAGCCATGCAGGCGCCAGGAGACGGCCAACATTGGTGGCCAGCTGCTTAATGGTATCGCTCATGTTGGAATTAACACCATCCATCGTTTTACTAACACCGATCATGGTTCCTGCTACTCCTTCCATAGCACCATAGGCCAATATAACATCCCGCACCGCTTTCTCATTCTCTTTAACCGTAACGGTTTGTCCTTTAAAAGACAATGTAACTTCCCCATTGGCCTTTGATGCGCGGATACCAAATTCCTTCAATCGTTCATACTCACCGCTTTGGGCATCAAGCAATGCTTCCACCAGCTGGTCAAGGCTTTTGCCCTGGCTGTATGCAAGATCACCGAGTTTCGTTAATTCTTCGTTGGTTGGCTTAAATCCACGATTAACAAGTTTAATAAAGCTCTCCGTCAACTCATTCAGTTCCAGAGGAGTATTGGAAGAAAAATTTGTTAATTGGCTGATGGCGGCCTTTGCAGCAAGGTCATTACCCAGGCCAACCTTCAGGACTGCCAAGAATTTTTGATACTCACTGATCGCCGGGCCAATCTGCCCGATAAACTCCATAACAGCGTCGGCGGCTCTCGTAAAAAAGGTAGCGACTACATTTCCCGCAAATGAAGCAAGAAAAGTGGTCATAAACTGACCCATCGTGCGATTTTGGGCGTTAAGTTGCCGCTGCGCTCTTTCTACATTCAAAACTTCCGCCTCGTAACGTAGCAGATTCTGTCGAGCTGTATTCAACTGGTTACTTAACTGCTCAATCTGTGCCGGGTCGGTAGCCCGGTGTAAAAGGTTTTCAAATCGGCGTACCTCGTTCTGCAAGTCCCGGAATGATCGGGTAAGACCCTGGCTGATTGATGTTTCCAGCGCGTGAATATTCTGATTGGTAGCGGCCAGTTGCTGGATTTGCCTCGTAGCATTTCCACCAGCTGCCTGTATTCTGGATATTTCGGCGGTCAAATCCCTGGCGCGATCCCGCATTTTGGTAAGCTCGCGCTGTGCTTCCGTATTATCAATGTAAATCGTGTACCGCCTGCTCTGTGAACTCGCCATAGTTAATCGCTGTTAAATGCCTGGTTAAAAATTTCATCCATTGTTGCCAGCGCCACCTGATCAATCATTGCCTGGCTGCTCTCTTCCACGTCCTTCAGAAAATCCTTTTCTACTCGTGGTGTACTGCCCGCTTTTCCCAAACTGGATGGATCGGTGCGCTTACGTTCTCCTGCAGCGTTTGTCCAGGTGCTACCCTTTGCACCACCATACCCACGCCCGGCGCCTGCTCGCACATAGAACAGTGAGCGCTTCAGGTTAAACACAACAGCGGTGATCATATCAGCGGCTCTTTTCTTATAGCTGATGGTCATAGCCTCAAGGCTATCAGATTCTGAAGGAGATCCTGACCGATGCCGTATACCTTTGGAGCGGCCTTCGTTCTTTGCTTTATGCAGGGCTTGATTTCCCCAATCTTTTATAAGGTTATTGATGCGTTCAAATCCCATAGTTGTATGTATTAAAAAAAGCCCGTCACCTGGCAAGCGGCGGCGGGCTTTGAGTTATAAAAAATGGATACGGTTAGCCTTTGTCGGTGCCGGTTGACTGTTTACCGGTGACACGGGTTAAAAGGTTGCACCCTTGCGAATACATGCTTTGTGCTACTTCCGGTGGAACAAGCGACAAAGGCCCGTCATATTCACCATGTTTCTCTGATGCTGGTTGAAGTACCCTTTGGTCCTTATCGCCCGTTGGCTTAAACAGCTTTCCGGTTTCTTCATTTTTAAATTCCATATTATAGATGCAGATTTAGAGGTGAAAAATTAGGCGGCGGGTTTCTCTGCTATAGTAGAGTTATAGAAGTATTTGCAGTACGATGTGAGGGTTAAGGCATAACCTTTTTGGCCTGTTTCATCGCCGGTGTTACTACTGGTAAATGTACCCGCGCTCACCTGTGAAGGGGTGCAAGAACAACCAAATTGCAAAATCTGTCCACCTGGGCAGGTGGCGTCTTTAAGCAATAAGATTAAATCATCGTTAGCCAGTAAAAGTATTTGGGCTAACAGTGCAGCGCTGTCACCAAGCAACAGGATCTTAGGTTCCCATTTGAACCTTTTGGAGCCATCTGCGCCTATTAATGTAGCTGGTGCCTCAACGCTCTTTGGTGCGCAATACACCTGGATAAAGCCCTCTCCTACGGGAAAGGTATGAGCAACTTTAATAGTAACTTCTTCTCCCAGGGCAGCGCCCGCCGCTGGTGCAGGTTCCTGCAAGAGAGTAAAAGCACTCTTTGGTGCCAACCATGCCTGATTGGTATAGCCAGGCATGGTATTCTTAACGTCGGCCCTGGTAATCGATATATATCGTGATACAGCCATATTTGAAAAATTGAATGTTAAAAATGTGGTTAAGGAAAATGTGGTTTATGTCTGTTAGGAAATTTTCCTAACGGTCATAGATCCCACATCAATGAGCGCCTTTTGCGCTTCTTCATCCATCAAAATATCCTCGGCTGTACGATAACCGATGCCGGGGATATGGCACGACGGAACCAAAATCTGATACTTGGTTTTGTTCAGTTTAAAAGTCGGATCGTCTGGCAGTTTTGGTAATACCGGTGCTGAAGTCGTGATAGAACTGGCCGACTTGTTTTCGATAAGTTTAGATACAGCTTCTTTCAGACCGTCATTTTGGAATGCCAGGCTTTCATTCTGCTTTTTCAGCTGCTCATTCTGTTCCTGATATAATGCAAGCAGCCCGTCGGAGGCTGTTTTATCTGCTTTAAGCTCCTGCAGCTGCGCTGCCAGGTTTTCCAGAGTTAATTCTTTTCCTTCCATAGTATTTTAGTGTTTAAGAAGTTTGTGAAATTTAAAGCAGCTCCCTCACAGGCGTGAGGGGGCTGTATTATGCGGCATCGTTTACTGCCAGCGGGCGGTGATTTGCGGTACCATCACCAACATCGCGGAAGTTCAAGCCGATCTTACCGTCCATCATCAGCTTGATGGTACGCTCAAACTTTTCAACGTCTACATTGGTATATTCATCGCGGCTATCCATACCAAACACCATGTTTGCAACAGGTGTGCAGATAACACGCTGTGAAGCTCCTGCGCCTGGCTCCCGCTTTAATTCGCAGTTCGTACCATAGAGATACATTCTACCCATACCTGGCTGCTGACCAGGAATACCGGGATCTTTTACGATGGTGGGTTTATTTTTACGGGCGTACCAGTCAAAAATGGTAGCGTTAACCAGCATCTGCGTTTCATCAGCTTTAAACTCCTCGCTCAAAGAATCGTAAACCATAAGCAGTTTATCTTCCACATTTGCGGAGGTGATGGCACCAGTAACAGTTGGAGCCAGCTCTCCTGCGGTGATAGCATCGGCAGTTAGTTTAAACCACCCGTTTACGATATCAGCGGATGCATTTCCTGCAGCGTTGTATACGCCGCCAAAAAGTGCCTTCATACGGATATCCCGGTGTGCAGCTTTTATCACTGCCTTAATCATAAATTCTTCTGGCTGAATGTTTCCAAATGCTGGCGCTTTGGTAAACTTACCCGCCCAGCTGCCCAGCTGCTTATTCATAGCCAGCCAGGTTTTTTCCAGATACTTAGGATCCAGCACCAGATCAACCGACCAGTCACGAACTTTCAGCACACGGGCGGCAAATTTTATTTTATCCGGTGATCCGGTAAAGGTGGCATCACCTGGTTGATGGCCCGGCTTTACGATCTCGGAAACATCCATGCGAGGTAACGGCACTTCATCGGTCACACCTTCCATGAAGGTGAAACGGTCCAGTATACCATGCCCCGCAACGTTGTTCTTCATCCAGGGTACATCATCGAAAAGACCCAACACAATGCGGGTATATAATTCTTCTTTGTTGTCACGGCAATAAGCGCCGAGTAATGCTGCCAGTGCAGTTGTATTAAATGCGGACATTTGTTATTTTTTATGGGTTAATTGTTGCGGTTGTTGCGTTTATCCTTGCCAGTTAGGAAAAGCGGCTTTGCGGAGGTCTGCATAGCGATCCTCCTTCACTTCTGCATCATCCTCTACTCCCACTTCAGGGTTAGTAAAAGTGACAGCATCTCTTTTACCCTTGTTTTTAAGTTCAGTCTGTAAACGCTGGATCGTAGACTCAGAAGCTGTTGCAGCTGTCTGGAGCTGCTCTATCTGCTGGCCTTGTGCTGTCACTGTTTCCTGGCTTGCTGATAATTGGGATTGTAGCCCGGTGATGTGTGCTTCCACATTGTTAAGCTGATCTTCGGTGGCAAGGAATCCCCCCTCCACCACTTCAAATTCCTCAGCCTGGGCGGCGGAAAGTGTTTGTTCAAATGCCATAGTTGTATGTTTTGTGTTTGATGAAATTGTTGGAGTGGAGTTTTTATTGAGGGCAACTACACGTTGAATGGCGCCCCGCATAGGTAGGACGCCTTCATGCAGGCCGTACTTTTTGGCATCGGCAGCGTGGAACATTTTACCAGTACTCCATTTGTCGATGGAAGCACGGGCACGGGGAGAACGGTCGGCTACGAAATTGATGAAACCGTCAACAACAACGCTTAGATCCTGTTTAATAAGATCCTCATTACCTTCAATGGCAGCGCGATAACTACCGTTTTTATCAGTAGACTGTGGAGCATAGATCTCCTGGATCTTAATGCCCAATTTCTCAAAGTATCCGGAAAAATTTACAAGGGAAGTGTAGGCGCCAATACTGCCTACCTGATCAGTTTTTTGGCTAACGTATGCCTCTGCTGATGCCGACAAAAACCACATACCAGCACTGGCTGCGATGCCGTCGTCAACGTATGCTACTGACCTTTTTTTTGCATTGCGGATTGCATTTGCCAGGGATGAAGTACCGCTTACCTGACCACCGGGCGTATCGTACAGATAGAGCGCGCCCACTATCTCGGAGCGTGCATCAACTTCTGCGACAAGTGATTGCCGCTGGATAGATCCGGGTTCACCACAACCACCGTTATATTTGGTGATCGGCCCGGTGATGGGAATAACTGCAACAGATCCTTCCGGTGGTGTATCATTCCATTCGTACCGCTTACCGGTACGCGGTGCCACGATAAAAGGACGCTCACTGGAATACCCAGAACGGGGAACAGCGGCAACAGATCCGGAGCCGGAATATAAACTGGCAACCCACGGTAACATGGCCTGCGCGTAGTCCGGAGTAATTAACCACGGACCGTTCAGTATGGCAGATAGAATATGAAAATTGCTCGTCATGGCACAAAAGTGCCGCGAGAGCATTAAGAGAAAAAGGACAGGGCGAACACATTAAGTGACTATCCTTAGCGCATTACTTGTTGGGTTCAACCAATTTTTTTAAATGGTTTATGATGAGAACAGGGTGGTCGTATTCAGGCGCTGGTTCTATAACTTCCCCGGATGGAATAGCAATACCAAAGTAACTGTCTCTCGGTAAATGTGGCTTTCCTTCCCGTGCTTCTTCCAACGATGTACAGGGAACATATACCAATTTCCCATTCGGTGCAAAAAATATTAGCTTATACATTTACTGCTTTTATTTTAAATGAGAAAATACTACCCTTATCAGTGCTTTGAACGGCAATATCACCGCCAAGCAACTGCGTAAATTGTCTACATATTGCGAGACCCAAACCGGTACCAAGTTTACTTTCATCGAGTTTAACGTATGGACGGAAAATTTCCCGGCGTCTTTCTGCAGGTATTCCTGGCCCTTTATCCTCAACTTGAAAGAGTAGGTATTTGTGTTCCCCGTAAACCCTCACAATAATTTTTTCCCCTGGTGGCGAAAACTTAATCGCATTCGATAGAAGGTTGCCCAATATTCGTTGAATCATTAATTCATCGCTATAAATATTTACAGGTGCGCTTCCCTCCAGTTGTAAGACGATATTAACATGATTAAACTGCGCCAAACCCGTATAAAGCTGAACAACATTTCCCAATATTTTCACAAGGTCAACAAACTGGTTTTTGGTAGTGGGCTTTTCCTTGAGAAGATCTATGAGGTTACTTGATCCATCCCTCAATAACTGGATACCAGTCTTTAATAATTCCAAATCACTTTGGGTAATAGTCCCTCTATCTTCGATAAAATGAACTGCGGCATTGATTGCATTTGTAGCCGTGCCTTGATCATGTGCCCAGGAGCGAATAAACCGCGTATTGTTGCGGATAAGCTTTTCTTTTTCTTCAAGTTGCCGAAGTAGGGATGCTTTGGTGGTAAAAACGAGGTTAAATAAACGAAACATAGCGGTCTTTTTGAGGCGCAACAAAAAAGCGCGGGCCTCTACTTACCGCCCCTGGGTCTGGAATACCGGGAAGACGGAAGCGAGCGCCCACGCTGTAGCGTGGACACTGCCGTCTCTGATGGTATCCCTAATAGTTTTCCAGACCCAGGACCATAGATAAGCAAATGCCTCAATTTCTTTGAAGCTGCAAATTAGTAATTATTTATATAAGAGCTTGGCTTTCCTAAAATAATGAAAATTTCGTTTGCTGTGCTAAAGCACAGCAACATTTATATATAATATCCTCATTTTGCGGGTAATGGATAAAAATGCGGATAATATAATATTAGTTGATATCGGAAAGCGAATTGCAGCTTTACGACATAAGAAAGGTATCACTTTGCGAGCGCTCGCGGATGAAATTGATTCCGATAATGCACATGTTTCGAGAATTGAAACCGGGAAAATAAACCTAACAATATTATCTCTGTACAAAATTTCTAATGCCCTCGGAGTGGACATTTCAGAGCTTTTACCTGAGTATAAAGTATAGGCTTGTTTCCTTTTATATAAAAGGCCGCCCGGAACGTATCTGTTCCGGGCGGCCCTTTTTACATATTGAAAACCCGCTTTTGAGCAATTTTGAAATTTTTTATATCTAGCTCATAGCCCACGAAGTTCCGTTGCAATTCCATGCAAGCTATTGCGGTGGTGCCACTACCCATAAAAGTATCTAATACCGTATCACCCACTTCGGAATGCGCCTCTACAAGTTGCCTTATAAGTGCCAACGGCTTCTGTGTTGGATGCACTTTCTCCCCTTCCACTTTCTTGGCACCGGAACTAAAGCCTGGTACCCTAAAGATCGACGAGCCTCCCTTATTTACGCTTGCAGGCGCGTGAAATATAAGCAGCTCATGGGAGTAGCTATATTTACTGCCTGGTGCGCTGATCTTATCCCATACCAAAAGGTTACTGGCTCCCAGGATAGCATCAAAGATTGGGTAGTAAAACGCATATCCCCTCCAATCGCAGAAAAAGAAAACACAGGCATCGGGTTTTAACACGCGCTTATATTCCTGAAAAAGTGCATCAAAGAATGGCCGGCTGATAGCCAAATCTATAAATGATCCTTTTTGTCCGTTGTGGGTTAGTCCTAAAAAATATGGAGGATCAGTAACAATTAAATCGATGCTGGCATCGGGAATGCGTTTCATCCCATGTAGACAGTCCTCGTTGTAAATTTTGTTTAATTCCATTATAAAAGGGTTTTGATTGTGAGTTTGTTGCTTGTTCCCCCTTTATAAATGTTAAGTAGTTCAATAAAAAATCCGCTCTGGTAGCGGATTTTAAAACAAAAAATCTAAGATGAAAGTGATGGAGACTATTTCATATTACCTGGATTTGATTACGAATCGAAATTATTTCTCCTATGCGCATTGTATTTGCGTAATTGAATAACGAAAGGATTTGTAACAATCTCATTGAAGAATAATCGGTGGCAAATCAATTTCATCGACGTGCTCAATAACACTTTCATCATCGGGATGTGCTTTCCGGACCGAGTTGACTGGCCAATATTCAAGATCAATGGATGGCATAGAAAAGCTTAATATATCTTTAATCTGATCATCATTTAATTCCGGCTTTACCCACATTTCTGCCAGCTCATTTGTAAGCATCATCGGCATTCGACCAGCATTATTCCCACCATTGTGAATCTGCTTCATAACTGAGTTCGCCTCTCTGGTTACAATTGTGAAGGTTGTTATCTTCTCTGGTTTTTCTATGTCCCAACTATTGGATAAGGTCCATAAACCAGCGATAAAGAAAATCTTCTGTCCTTTTACCCGTATAAAATATGCCTGCTTATTTTTTTGTCCTGGTATCTCTCTATATTCATAGAACCCCGTCACTGGTACCAGGCAACGCTGGTGCCTGATAGCTGTCCACATAGTTTTTGGTTCCAAAATTTTTTCACTGCGGGCATTTAAAAACATTTGTCGCTGCTTCTTTACTTTATCAGGAGTGTTTAACATTTTAGGAATCGGTCCCCAAACAAATGGATGAAGTTCCAAACGATTGTTTGTATTTACCACTATCGGCCATGTTGGGAATGACATTCCTAACTTATGAAACGTAGGGTCAAATCGTAGCTCACCCTGAATTTGAATTGCTGGTAGAATATCGTGGATACTCTCAATATCTGAAGCAAATGAAATATCATAACACATAGCTCATAAATTGAAGTATAATATACTGATTTTTTTTATGATTTAGAGCCGCTCCACGTCACTTAGTTTCACTTTTATTTCCTCAGCGCCATTAGATAACCTCAGCATCAATTCACCATAGTGCAAAAATAAATTAACAGATATGGAACCTTCTCGCGCCTTCCACTTTGTATGTGCGCGGACATAGTTGCCTATCTTAGTTCCCATTTGAGCCGATGGACGCCATTGCTTGGCGGCGAGTTTGTCAACATAATTCTTATACCCTTCGGGCTGCGCTGCTGCGATCTTCAATCGCTCAAACTCCTCTACACGTTGCACCTGATAGACATATTTTCTTACATCGTAACGGATGTACTGAAAATGTTGGTTTGCCTCGCCGATGTCTTTGTATGGGGTAAACAAAAATGCTTCTTTAATGTTTGAATCAAAATGATCCTTGCCTCTCGGATATGACTGCCTTACAAATATTGTAAAGCCATGTGTCAGAAGCGCATTCAAAACTTCAGTGGTAAAAAGCGCAAGAGGGTTATGCATGACTAAATTTTTATCGTAAGAATATCTGAAATCTTTGTTGTATAACAGGGGGACAACCGTTCCTGTCTTAATCTCCACTTTCGATCATAACCTTGTACAGCAAATTTAACTAATTCTTTACCTCCCCAATGCCTATTGATCGAATCCATAGCCTTACTTAACCTATTATCTTTGGGGCGATCTATTTTGTCAAACATGCCATATTGGACTTGATCAGCAGGGATAAGATCCAACAGCAGAATACCGACCTTTTTAAAATTATACCCATTTTGCCAAATGCGGTCTAAACCAATACCCGAATAGTGTAGTATTTCTTTTGTACTATTGCTTGCAACAGGCAATTGTACAGTGGCGGATCTATAGTACTGTCGATCTTGCTCCCGGAATACATTTGTTTGAAGGAACACCTGCAAAACCGTGACACAACTATTCTGTTGACGGAGCTTAGACGCGGCTATGGCTGCATAGTTCGCTAATGCCTCTCGAACATCCTCTTTTTCTGAAAGTAATTGACCAAATGATCTTGCGACACAAATATTCTTTTTCGCGGGTGGCTCTTCTTCCATCTCAATACACGACATGCCGTGAAGCTCGTTCCATAGGCGCTGGCCAACTACTGACATTTCTTTTCTGATCCATTCCTGCGGAGCCAATGATAATTCATATGCAGTATTAAATCCGTGAGCTTTTAACACGGCGGCATACTGTTTCCCTACTCCCCAAATATCTGCGACTTCAGTGAAGCGCAGAACTTCATTAACCTTATCGCTACTGTCCAAAATATGAACACCAATGTCCTTCTTAGTTTTCTTTGCAAAACGATTCGCCATCTTTGCCAGGGTTTTGCTTGTGGCGATGCCGATTGTTACCGGAATCCCAACATCGTTAACCTTTGACCGCAATTCACCTGCATATTTTTCAAGATCAATATGTTTTAGGTCGCCGAGATAAAGGAAGGCTTCGTCTATGCTGTACTGTTCAGTTTTTTCACAATTTGCCTGCAATACTGCCATGACGCGGTTAGAAAGGGAGCCGTACAATGTGTAATTGCTAGAAAACACAAAAACACCGTGACGGGAAATTTGATCCTGCATTAGAAATGCTGGTGCTCCCATCTTTATTCCAATCGCCTTTGCTTCGTCGTTGCGGGCAATAACACACCCATCATTGTTAGACAGCACGACTATTGGCTTGCCTCGCAAAGCAGGCTGAAACAGTCTTTCGCAGGAGGCGTAAAAATTATTGCAATCAACAAGTGCTATCATTTTGCTGAAATTACGATGTTAGTAACGACGCCCCACACCTGGAAATCTGCATCTTCTGTAATAACTATGGGTTTGTAAAAAGGATTTTCCGGATGCAGTACCCAATTGCGGCCAGCTTTAACCAAACGCTTAATCGTAAACTCCCCATCCAATATCGCCACAACGATACTTCCACTTTGGGCTTTGAGTGAACGATCTACAACCACCAGGCAGCCATCGGGCATATTGGCCTGTTCCATGCTGTTTCCCTTTACTCGTATTATGAAAGTGGTGGTAGGATTGGGTTGCAAGATCTTACTTAGATCAATTTCTTCCTCGCTGTAGTCCTGAGCCGGGCTGGGGAAGCCTGCGGGTATAGTCGTATTAAAAAACGGCATCAACAAAACTTCCGGGTTCAACTTCATTGCTATCATATATCGCTGTTTAAATACTAATTTTTTTAGTAATATAAGACACAAAAAAACCCCTAGAAATGCTTTAAGCAGAACAATTTCTAAGGGTATTCATTATATGTCTCTGACAAAAATACTAATTTTTTTAGTATTTCAAAGAAAATATGATTCTATGGCCTTTCCGATCTGAGCCAACGTCTCTATTGGTTCAGCTTCCTCTAACGGTACTATTTCACCAGACTGATTTGCCTGGAAAATGATGTCTTGCCCGTTAACTGGAATGACAAACTGAATATAGGCTCCACATTCCCGCGGATACACCATGTACGTGCTACCTAAAACTGTGACAGAAAATGCTTCCATAATCCGAATTTTAACTAATACCTCCAATTTAATCAATTAATCAACCACTTGTACAGAGAACATTAAAGTACATTTTCCTCTTTCAGCCAGGAACGAACATCAAATGAAGGACATGCTTTCGGTACATTAGGAAAGTCCCGGTGTCCAAGAATGATAGCCGTGGGATATCTCTGATGTAGTTTTTGTACCAAACCTTTCATTGCAATACGCTGTTCACTGGAGCGGGTATCCTCTGGTTTTCCTTCACGGTCAATACCGCCAATATACGACACGTGAATACTATCCAAATTATGGCCAGCTACGCCATTTGAGGGTTTTTCTTCAGGTTGCAGGTTACGAACATTTCCATTGAACTCAATTATGTAATGGTATCCAGGATCTCGCCATTTTCGACTGGTTCTCCAAAATCGCAAAATTGACTCCACCGTAGCCGTTGGTTGTGTAGCAGTACAATGCAGGACAATATTTTTTATTTCTCTCATACTTTAAAACAGTTGTAAAAATTACAAATTATAATAAGTCAGAAATTCAAAAGTCGATACTGGATCGAGATTCCGAAGGAAGGCCCAATACCATTACCAGTAAATCCATAACCCAAATATGGCCCGATTCCCAACCGCCCGACAGGTGCAGAGGCTACCTTTATACCGGTAATATTCTGCAAACGCACGTTGGGATTAAGGGAGTAACCATCTACATAAATGTCACTGCGCAAAAGGTTACGCCGTTTTCTATAGGTGGTTAAAACCAGCGAATCAGTAAACCGGTAGGTTATAGTAGGGGAAGGCGCTATAAGCCCATCCAGTGTAAGCCACTGATCGGAAAAATGAAACTTGTACAGCGCAATGGAATCCTTACGGATAGTATCAATAGTTGGTTTAACTGTTCCCTGGCTGGTGGTGCGAGCGGTTAACGCCGACTGTAGATCATTGCTCTTAATTTGCAGAGCAGAAGTAATACTATCAATCCGGTCACGATAAACCGCCCGTAGGCTGCTCATATCTGCCTCTATCAGCTTTTTTTGTGCGTGGATTCTTCCCAGGGAATCCTTCCAAAAGGAAGTACTATCTTCCTTTATCTGTACAGCTTCTTTCAGTATAATATTTTCCTTCTCTTTACGAAAGCAGGAGCGCAAAGAAAGTCCGGTGACGACTATAAGTAAGAAGAAAATAACAATCCGTTCCGTTTGTAATTTCATGGCTTCATTTTTAATTGGTTTGATAATCCCTCAACCGCGTCGGCGAGGCGTTCATTACTATTGCTCACATTATTGAGCGCCTCCTGGCTTTTCCTATCCATTTCTGCGACACGCTCAAACATCGCTTGCCACCGGGCATCGTAATCCTGTCGCTGTTTCTCCTGTGACTCTCTCACTTGTTTCAGTTCCTTCATGAAATAATATAGGAAATAGGCAAGGCTGACGACCGTCGTTAATTTTTCTCCCAGGTCCGGGAGGAATGATTCTAAAGTGTTACTGGCTTCTAAAAAGGGTGTAAACATTATCCTACTTTTTCTACGATGATTGCGTTTAAAAATGCCACTCCCCAAACGTTGTTGGGCATATAGATACCGCCGCGAATGGTTTCTCCATCCTTTAGGTATCCCTTGTATTGGAGACGATTAATCATATTATTTTTTGTAACGATTGTATTATCCTCCAAACCATTGCTACTACCCATTTTACACACTACGCGAGTGGGTGAAAAATCAGCACTGGTAGAACAATAAATCGTTATTATATATAGACCTTCCTGATATCCCATACCGGGGGTGCCTTCACAGATGAAATTGAAATTTTCAGCATCCCGGTTGAAATTCTGATTGTAGTTAAGCATGGCAGATTCAGCCACTGTTGCTGGCAATACGCCTGCAAAAGCGCCTACTGGAGCTTCATGATCATTGCCTGATGCGCTCCCAAAATTGGCCCACAATGAAGGCGACACCGTGCTGATAGTGCGCCCGGTTATAGGATCAGCCACCCGCAATACAGCGGCCGACGGGTTACCAAACATGGTAGCGAAGTCGGGATCAGCGGCGGCGTTGCTGGCTGCGAAACTGTACTTGTCAAAGTTGCTGCGAGGTGGCGCGACAGCTGTCTTTTCCCGCAACATTATTGCTACGGTATTACCCTGGTAGATATGATTGGCGTTGAACTGGTAGTTATCCAACGCGGAAAGATCCAGCACTATTTCACCGCCCGCAGTTGGCTTCACATTGTAATGATCTGTGGTAAACATGGTATTGTAAGACTCATACTTACTTTGCGCCATACTACCATTTACCAGACTACGCGAGCCGGATTTGTTGTTGCTCTGAAACATCTGCTTTGACACATTGCTGTGGTACAGACTAACATCATAATGCTGTGCAGGATTCAGTCCGGTAAATTTCCATTGTGCGGGGTTAGCTTCGTTGTACATAAATGAGCTGTTAAACATATCATCGCCCATGCCCATATAGAAATGCTTCAAACCAGCAACACCTGGGCCAGCTGCATTACTTACCACAGTAAAACCAATTCCGCTGGATGTATTGTCAATATCAGCCAGGTTATTTACCGTTGTTCCTGCCGCTGTAGAAACGACGTTATTAATTTTGTACTGATTAAAAACGGAAGGGCTGCCCAAATTCAGCATAAACATGCGATGCCCTACCGAAGTAGTCATTGCATCTTTGACAGCAGTTAAACGGGCCAATAAAGCAGTTTTAGGAGCGCCCGCAGAAAGTTTGTTAACGATTAGCAAAGCTCTGCTGTAATCATAGAATGTTTTCAACCGTTCGGCGCGACTGGTGTAATTGCCAGCCGTTTCTACCAGATCTTTGGTGTGGAAAAGAAAAAAATCTTCCTCAAAATCAAATGGCGCCCACCGTTTATCGTATAACATATCATTCCATGTACCACCATCATGCTCACTTGCCCAATTCATCAGGATTAACGGTGGATATATGCCCAGCGGATCTGCGGCAAGGATGCTGTTCAAATCGTCAAGCGTACTGTATTCAGAAGCCGGTGGAACACGGGTATCGTTCCAGCTGTGGATGTACAGCAGTGGAACATTTTTAACGATATCCCCATTACCTGGCAATGCTACATCGTTAAACGTGGTATTAGATGCGATACCACCAGCTAACAAGGTATTGTTGGCAAGGATAATCGCGTTTGTACCTGCACCACCAGAAGAAAGACCAGTTGCAAATACCATGTTAGTATTTACATTCCATGCTGCCGCGGCCCATGTTAATACCTTCTGTACCGTTTCAAGTGTCCAATATCCTGTATGTAACTGTGCTGATGCCACGTTACATTTCATCGGGAACAGCTTATTATACAGGTAGTATGGCAGCCCTTCAGCTTTCAGCAGCAGCTGGTTGATATCATCGCCGTTCTGATCGCCATTGACGCCTACACCGTGGAAGAATAATATAAGTGGGTATCCACCTTCCCGGAGTGGATCGTATCCCTCACATTCGTAAGCCCAAACACGCAACAGTAAATTTGCTGGATCGTATTTATTATCCAGGTAACCACCGGACGAATACATACGGGCAGGGGCCGCGGAGCTAACAACAATTTCGTCATAACTGCTACGCCCGGAATTATCAATTACCGTGCATCGGAAGGTGGTACGTAATGCGGTTACCGTAGCAACAGGAATACCTGTAACACCCGTACTCAAACCATTCACATTGGAAAATTCTACGCCTGTAACGCCAGCTGTTACAACAGACCAGGTGATGCTTTGGACTGTAACTTCTGGCGGTATGGTGAGGTTTGCATAGAAATTTGTATTGGAAACACCCGCGTGTATAAACTGGTCTGGTCCGGCGAATACTTCAATTTCTCCGCCTGATGGTATAGCAATACTACAATCAATACTATCATTTGCAGTGGTTCCTATGGTGTCTACAGCAGTAAGCCGGAAAGAATATGCACCCGGTTTAACACCTGTTACAGTGGTCGCTGCGGCGGATGGAGTAGTTATTACTGCACCCGATGGGCCGCTAATGATCTCCCATAAATAGCTCACTATATCTCCGGAGGTGGAGAGCGCAACACCTGAAAGATTAATGACGTTTGTAGCCGATGATAAATCCAGCTGATCCGGTCCGGCATTAACTAAAACCAGCGGGCCACCGGGTCCACCTGGACCGGGGCTACCTGCGTCAACAGGGGTTAAGTATATCCGTGGTGAGATCGGTGTACGCCATGAGAAAAGCATTTTACAACCGCGTGTACCTTCCGCATCTTCGCTGTCATAGTTCCCTGTGTATGTCACACCAACATCAGCGCTGCCTATTAAACGTTGGATACCGGTACGCTCCTTCACAACAAGTACATACCGACCAAATACCATAGCGGCGAGGGTGAGAGAATTAGTGGTGCTGTCGCCCGGCATGAAGCCCTGCACGGTGATTTCCGAGTACGGCCCGGCAGGATCAATCTTTGTAACTTCCTGGTAGCTTCGATCAGTTTCCAAGACCTTACAACGCATCCATCCCTTACCTGCTTTCAGCTGTAAACCATTGGTAATAGTACCCGTTTGAGGATCAACAGTCGGCCAAATAGCCACATCTTCATGCCGGGCAAAATAAAACTCACATAGGCCAGCAGTGTGAACTGCTGGCCTATCTAAGTGGGAAACTTGTTTATAGACGTTGTGCATATCACGGCGAAAGTGCGCCAATATGCAGCCGTGGGAAAGGACAGGTTAGAAGTCCAAAGAAAGTTGATTTACTGGATTCAATGCAGGGAATAAACTATTGTTGGTTGGAAATGGAATAATCAAATTTTCCGTGACATTTTTATTCACACAATGTGGCTCCATTTTATCCAGACGCCGACGCCATATCTTCAGTAGGTTATCCATAGTTATGTCCTCATCAATTTCAAGCCCGTACACCTCACAGAATCTCTCCAGTGATTGTTGCAACGGTATTTTCTTTACGCTGTGAAGATTGGATATCATCAAAGAAAGCGTGACAGAAAACTCGTAAGCCATCATCCGATTAATATGCATTGCCTTTTCAAAAGTAATGGTATGACCAATATGGGTAAACGTCCGATTACTTATCAGCATCGTTAACGTATCGTTGTGGCCTGTCTCGGAAAGGTTCTTCGGCTTATACTCCTTATCTCTGATGGTATTAAAAGATAGCATTGAAAGGGCGTAAGCCTTAAACTGGGTACTATTATCCAGTAAAGGCTGCTCACCATTATAGTATTGAATAAATTTCTTTAGGTGCTTTTTGGTAGGAATCGTGACACGCCAGTAACGTTTCTCTGCCCTCTTTTTCCTCAACGGTTTATTTTTCTTCATTTCCCACATTAAAAGTTAAATTAATAAAAGCCAATCCTTGTAATGCCGTCGTTAAGATGCTCAACAAAACTGCTATTCGGAACTTGTGCTTTTAAAGCAGCGAATAGCTGGAGATGTCCAGACGTAACATTTCGGATATGGATGCAGATTCCCTCATAGCCGCCATCTCTTTTTTTGTCGTGACCCAAAATCAGTCCGGTGATATAATCAGTGCTGTAAATATCAATCGGATATATATGTTGGGGGAGATTTGGAACAATTTGTTTAAAGACATTGCAAGCCAGTGCCACTGATTTTTTTGAAAGTGCCATACCCAAATTAGTTTATGCGTTTATAAAAATAGATAGTGATATCATTCTTGCCTGGGTACTTCTCATTCCACCAAGCCTGAAAAAATTCCCGTGACATATTATGCGACAACTGCGTAAAGTATTCACGTATATCCACCAGTTTACAATGCAGGGCGTTTATTAGAATTGCCGTGACACTTAAATCCGGATTATCCTTTACGGTAATCATATACAGTGATTCACCGAGGTTAACAGAGGTACCGGACGGCGGCGCCATAGAGATGTGACAAAAGTTTTCACATTGCAATTTTTTATTATAGTTAGTGTCAAATACTATTGTTTTCATATCATAATCTTTAAAATGCGGTGTAAGTAAAGTTGCTGTTACAGTTACATTGACCATTAAAAAACTTCGCAATAAATTGATTATCAATTCATATAAACGTAACAGTTAATTTATCTGTTGTTACAACTGTTACAATACGCTACTGTAGTGGACTTCTTTTTAAATCCCTTTATGGCATTGGATTGTAACAGTTTGTAACAGTTTGTAACAGTAGAGATAAGTTTATCAATTACTGTTACATCAGTAAAATCCTTTACAGCATTAGCTTTTATGTACTTTATCTTTTTGATTGTAACAGTTGTAACAGTAGAAATAATCAATTTAAAAAAGCGAAAAACGATAGCTCCCACCCCTATGATGCGAGATTTTCCCCTTGCCTTTCTGGCTTTATGCGGCATAAATCCGGTCAAACAGCCGCTCAAATAGGCCCAAAAACATACTACATTGGCTATAGTAGCGCGTTGTAACAGTTTGTAACAGTTCATAAAAGAGATAATTTTGTGATTAAAATGGTAAATCTGATGGAAGTTCTGTCGTAACCTCTGCAACTGAAGGCGCTGGCTCGTTCTCAAAAAACTGGCTTTCGTAGGCGACCTTTGGATCACCGGAGCCAAGTTCTTCTTCCTGCAGGTAATCCTCCCGCTTGAAAATATAAGGCCGTCCAACATCAGCCACCTCTATCTTAACCCGTTCTTTTGTTCCTGCTGATGTTTGCCGCGTTTCCCATCTCGGGAACCGGTAACGCTGTACTACTGTAACCTGTTCAGGCTTTATATTATCCTTTAACACTCGTTCCAGGTAGGTAGCCTCATAACGACCATTGAAAAATTCCTCTTGGATGTTCTTACGGCTCATACGGATTTCCTGCACTCCAAATTCGATGAACAGGTCATGCAGTTTCAAGTGTATTTCTTTCTCAATTGTAGGGCGACTATAGCTAACAACCTTTTTCAATGCCTCGGTTTTCAGTATCTCCGGATTAAACCACATACGGCTCTCTCTGGTGGTAACCAGTTGACGGCGGTTTAAAAAGCTGATAAATGCGGGAATCTCATCCTTAAAAGCATCTTCCATACCTGGTACTTTCTCCAGCAGCTTTGGAACCTTAATAATCCAGTACCGCAGATCCTCATCACTGGCGTAAATGAAATTATCCTCATTGTTGGTGATGAAAATAAACTTCAAGAAACAATCCATTTCAACCTGATCCCGCCCCTTGGCGTTCATCATGATCTTATCCGCTGTAGACAAGCTTTTAACCTTCTCCACCACGCTTTGTTTATCTATTTTCGTTTCATCACAGATAACCAATAATTTGCTGGCCCAATGCGAGTTAAAGTCGGCAGCCAAATCCTGATTACCTACGATGGCCACGTTGGCCGTAAAAATTTGCTTCAGAAATTTGGCAAAGGTAGATTTACCGGTTTCATTCTCCTTACTCACCAGACACATGATAGGCAGTATATGCGTTGGCCGTTGATAGAGCAGCTGGATGTAATCATAAGCCAGCTGTAAATACGGCATTTCCACCTTCTGGCCATCCGCTGTTTTAATGGTAACGGGGCGAACACCAAAAATGTGCTTCAGGAACTTGAATATCGTTGGGAAGTCCTCCTCTGCACATTCAACCGGCTCCGGTTCATGCTCAAATGGCGAGTAGGTGTTAAAATTCCCGTAGATAACCTGCTGATAGTTCACGTGGTCGGGAACGTTGCAGAACGCTTTATATTTCGGGATATGGTTAATAAAATTTTTTCCGTGGTCATCGATGATTGTAGTTTTTAAACGGCGGTGGAAAGTCTGTTCCAGCTGCTCATACTTGTTTGGGATTTTTACGAACTCAAAGTAGTGATCCCCAACACGGAAGTAATTCTTACTTTCCCTCGGAACCTCAATTTTACATTCACCCTTACTATCATCATAGCGGTACTTCGTTCCATTGAAAACAAAGGAAATGTTCTGCATCTCTTTCCTTCGTTGGGCGTGGTATTCATAGAACTCGTTGACGTTGGTAAGCATAAAATGCTTTTGCAACCGTGATAAACCAAACGTAATATTACATTTCCAGAAGTACGACCCGCCTTCCCGCGTAATATTTAGCAACTCTTTGACGATCTCCGGAGCTTTATCAACATGCTCTATCAACAAATCATCCAGCCCTTTTGGATGGCCAGGCACATTCTCTGAATCTATATGCACAAAAAACTTTTCCAAATCATCATTATGCAGTTGCTTATCCTCCATGAGGGATTTAAAAGCCACCGCGGATTTGAAAAAACCAGACGGCCTACGGTAAAGGTCTACTCCATCGTCCAATTCCTTTTTTGTAATATCAAGGCAATCACCATCAGTAAGCCAAACAACCTTCTTCACGTTACATGTTCGTATCAGATGGATAATATCGCTGTGGAGTGCGTTTTTATCCTTTTCTTTTAGGTGTGTTATACTGGATAGGCCAACTATATCAAGGCCGTGCATCGCTCCCTTAAACGCCTTAAAATACCCTTCCGTAAGGAATAGTGTATCTATCTGTGATTTGTCGTCAAACTTCTTTACCAATGATGGCGGGAAAAAAGGATAAGTACCAACCCCTTTGGGAATTTGGTACTTCATAACATCGCCATTGCTTTTTACTACTGGTTCCTTTAGCCGGACAATACAGAAGTCGTTTTTCTTCCAACGGCTCCCTTCTTTGGCGTAGGGGATCTTCATCCGATCTATACCGTACACCAGTATTTCTATACCTCGCTCGGTTTCCCGGAAGATAGGGAACGGCTCCAGCACATTTTCATTATTGACATTTTGCCATAATTCAATAGTGTTCAGTTCCTCCGTGACGCCAAGCTGTTCCATCCGCGCCTGGTAGTATGATAATTCCTCTGACATGCTTCTAACAATTTATCGTTTCTATAACCTGACATTGAGCCAGTATTTCTTCCGGCAGATCCGGCCTTTCCTGAAATGTGAAAATGAAAAGAAACTTATCCAACAGCTCGTTCCCAAGAAAAGGCAATTCATACAACCTTATTAAATAGTCGGGGTCGGTATCCTCAAAAACAATGGCCTTTGTAAATTTTGTGACGGACTCACACAAGTCACCTTTGCATTCCCTCTCAAAGAATAGAATTTCAGATTGGTGGCAATTCTCAACGAGCATTCTTGCCAGTCTGGTTTTTCCGGTGCTTTGCTCTCCATATATGATGATGTTCTTCTTCATTTAAAAATGATTTAAAATATTAGTGAATACATCTGCAGTAATAACGTTTTCCTGTTCCGCCTTTTAGTTTAAAAAAGTTGAGGTATATCCAGCTTACCTATCAAGTCATAAACTATAAATTCTGTCTTTCCTTTAAAATCCTTTTGGAGATAAATAACACACGTTTGAATACGAGCAAATTGAAAAGTTTTCCGTGGTAAAGCTGTCACTGATACCAATCCATAATTTTTCAACATGCGTAACCGAACATCAGAATCAGAAATTGTAAACCACGGCATTAACGCTACTATGATATCACTCATTATCATACACTGTTTTAAAATCTCATATCCCAAACGCATACCATGCTTCGAGTAATCTTCCTTTGCATTATTCAGGAAAGCATACTTGGATGAAAAAGGTGGATTCATAACGCAGGCGGGAAAACTCCGATGTTCCAGCAGGAAAAAATCATCGGCAGCGCAAACCTGGTATCCAGCCCTTTGCAACTCCCTAACTATATTCCCAATTCCTGGTGTAGGTTCCAATACCTCACCATTAATCCCTGCAGGCAAGAGAGATACCATATATCTCGCTACCTCCACCGGTGTCTGGTAATCGGTTAAGTGCATATCTTTTTCATTAATCATCACCCTCGGCCTCCTGATCCGGTTCTTTCCTTTGGTAATTTCATTTCTCCGACGACTTCCTGCGCCTTATTCAGAGATTCATAACGGCGGGCATGGCCTGGGGTTATGCCATAATCTTTTGTCTTTGGATCGTAGTCAATCCAATATCCCAGATAATAGTTGCATGTACCTAAATCAATTATTCTCATATAGATGAATATTTTTCGTTAAGTACCGTCTGTTCACAGGCGATATTCCTTAGTTCCTGCAATCCGTCCAGCGCGGCTTTCATATCTTTTTTGTAAATACCATCCTTCGCGGCTTCGTAAATACGGCTGATGTGATCAATCTGTATTGCTATCCGGGATTCCGGTTTAGGTTTCTTGAATAACAGATAAATCTTGTGTACTGATATGCTTAAAAGGAAGCCTACAAGGCAAACAGCCAATACTGCAATAAGCAGTACGCCAATGCTGATGTAATCGGGGATTTCGATGTAGTCCATTTTGGATAAAAGTTAAGATGTGATAAAAAACTACCGGGAGACTCCTGCTTATACTGTGTCATTTTTCATCTTTGTTAAAAAATGAAGTGTATAAATCCTCCCGGTAGATGAGAGTTGATTACTGCATAGGTGTTGCTGTCCGGGTAACCCGCCGAACGCGGTCTACTAATGTGAAAGTTGTTTGGAAATATTTTTAAACAACAGTGTGCTGCTGAATCTTACACCGAGCAACACAGTGAACCATGTAAAGCCATCGGTGGTGATGTTCTCTACCTTTGCGATTATATCGTCTTTCTTATCGGCAACATAGTAACGATCACCACCGCTTACGTTGTCGATTTCTTTTTTAAGGCAGTATTGTACATGCCCTACTACAAATGGTTTGTCTACGTAGTTATCAATTTTCCTCAT